TTACTACACATAGTAGCAAGTTCTTTTTGTTCAAGAGCATCTAGACCATATAATGCTCTCTTATACAAATAGTTTTGATAAGTTGAATACTTATCTTGTTCATATTGCATATAAGTTTTACCTGCATGCAATTGATAATTTCTAATCTGTTGTTTTAACTTTTCCATTTTAATCATACAATTTTACATTCATAAATAATAAAAAGGGGACATTTCTGCCCCCTTGTCTAACTAAGTAAATACTATCCTTCTATTGAGAAATCTTCCTCTGTAGAAGAAACAGCTTCTTTTGCAACTTGAGCTGCATATGCTGCTTTTAATTCAGCAACATTATCATGCTCAATTGTAGAATCAGCTAATGATGTATTAAAAGTAAATTTAGTTCTTCTATAAATTGGAAGACCACCTAATCTACAAACAATACCTGTTTCACCAGCTATTTTCAAATCACGCTCTGGTCTCTTTTTGTTAAAAGGACTCAATGATTCTTCAACTATAATTTTACCGTCAATTTCTTGACCACCATAAAGATTCATATCTTGTAAATCTTCTATTGTACCAGGCATTAATGCACTGATAGTTTTTCTACGAACAAATCCATTGTCATCTACAACAGTTCTTGTTTGTTGTACACGTACATATCCAAATTCAGGATTGTTTTCTGAAACATTAATAACTGCACCTGTTTCATCTGCTAATACAAATACTTTTGAGTTCATCTTTAAAAATTTAAAATGATTAATAAATAAATTGATTTTTTGAGTAGATACTATTCCCCTAATTACTCACTTTAGAGGTAGTGTGTAGTTTAAAACTACATATCTAAGCTGTCTGATAAGTCAATGATATCATCAAATGGTTGATCATCTGATATAATATCATCTAAGTCATAGTCATCCAAAGGAAGGAAGTCTAAGTCTATACATTTTTCTTTGGTGTTTTTCTCAACCGCAGAACCAGTAAAAGGATCCCCAATGTGTTCACCATAGTCAATTGACATAAGGTACTGTACATCTTCATCTGTAAGATCAAGGTACTCTTCTATAGAGAGGTGAACTACTTTCCCATTAGGGAGTTGATATTGCATTACCGGCATAAAAATATGCTAGTAAATGTAAGTTATTTAATCTAACATAGAAAGTTTAAACCAAAAATATTTAGCACTATATAGCTAAACATGACAAAGGGGGATTTCTCCCCCTATCTCATTTGGTCAGGAAAAGCATATTCACAGAATACACTTCTTAAAATTCCTCAATAACTTCTAGTTCATTAGTTCTAACATAAGTTGTATCTCTTTTGTTACTACCCTTTCCTACAGCAGCAACATATTCAACAATATAAGGACTCCATTCATGATAACCTCTAAATTCTATTACAGTTGCTACAATTTTATCATCTGCATCAGCAAACTCCTGTCTGGTAAGTTCTTTATCCGTACCATAACCCATGTTATCTATAGACATTCTGCATAAAGTACCAATAGGTATAGTATCTGGTAGTTTATTACCTATCATAAGTTTGAAGAAATGATCTACTGTTTGTGAATTACCACAAATAATGGGAGTAAATAGCTTGACAAACTCTTCTGCATTTGGATCTTTGATAATCTTACTAAGTGCTTTTGCTACATCAGAATCATCATATGTTACAGATATATTCATAAGTTCTGTCTTAAGTTTCTAATTTTAGCTAACAGAGGTTCATTAAAACTTGTAAAGAAGCTTTTATCTAGTATTCTAGACTTTATAATTCCCTTTTTCTTGGGAACTACACAACTTCTACAACCAGTTTTAAGAACTTGACCCTCTTTGTCAACTATCTCTGCCTTAAGATCAAATCCTAAGACAGAGCTAATCATGTACTTATCCACGGTCAAACATATTCTTAAGAAGATTATGAAGTCTTTCATGTGACTCATTCTTCTCAATAACCTTAGCCATCATGAGAGTAGCAAAGACTATTTCATTAGTATGAGTACAGATATCAACAACCTTTTCCATTGCAACATGCACACGTTTACTACTCTCAAATGCTTCCAGACACTTGGTTAATATCACTTCTGCTCTCACATCATGGATACCCAGGTTCTTATGAATCAGCTCAGCTTCATCATCAATAATTAATAGTTTATACTGACCATCAGTATTGTAACCTTTTTTCTTTTTCTTGAACATTTTTCCTAACCAGTTCATAATCATAAATTTAAATTAAACAATAAAAAGCCGGTCTTTCCCGGCTGTCAGAGGGTTGAAGTAAGTCACTCCCACAATAGCATTTTTTAGTAGTCCCAACAAGATTCGAACTTGTGACCTACTGCTTAGAAGGCAGTTGCTCTATCCAGCTGAGCTACGGGACTAAACCTAATTAATAGGCATCTTGTTCTCTACCAAGTGATACCCAATCTTCATCTTCAAGGATCCACATCTCATCAATGTAACCATTTTCTGTGAGAGTGTACATAGTATTCCAAAATTCTACTACAATTACACCATCTTTTCTTTTAGTTACATCCACTAGAACATCATTAGTGAGTTCTATTACATTGTTTACAAATCTTTTCTCACTCTTAGTAAGATTCTTTGGTAAGTTTTGTGAGCTACCAACTCCGGCAATCATAAGTGCCATAATCATAAATAACTTTTTCATAACCTGTATAATAAAATTAATCCTGTTAATACTATTGCCCATAAAACAACAATAAATGTATTCTCTGCGGCTGTTTTTTCTCTTAATAACTTTTTCTCAACTTCTATAGCTTCTTCCAGCTGATAGATATGTAATTCCAAATCTGCTCTTCTGATCTTATACCAATATTCACTTGGCTCTGCAAGATGCAGTTCTTCTAATTCTTGCTTACACAAAGCAATCTGTTTTTCTATTTCTAAAATTGTATTTTTCATATAAACTGAAGTATTATATTTTTATCTGAAACTAATTTTGTCCATTTTATCTCTAAATTATCAAACTCATTCTGAGATAAACTAAAATCAAGTTTTTCATCTAACATAAGAGCCTTATTAACTAAACTATCTACTACCGGATTGTATGTGTTATTTGGAAGAAATTTCATTAAATCACTACAGTCCTTTGCACATAGAAAATAATCACTATATGTTTTTGGTGAAGTATATAGAGAAAAAGCAAAATTTTTAAATTGATCAAGATCAATCTCTTTATGCTTATACGGACAAGTTTTTAAATAATCTCTACAAATATCCTTTTCATTAAGAACCTTATCTTTAAGTATTCTTTTAAATATTGTATTGTTAATCAATGAACCAATTCCAGTAGAACATTTTAATACCCATTTCTTTTTGAATGTTGAATAAACATCATCAAGAATAATATTAGATAATCTGTAATAAGGTAAACCAAACCATATTTTAATTGATTTTGTTTTCTTATCATAAGTTATACCTGACTTATTCTCAGTTTTATAAAATAACTTGTTATTATAAAATTTTGGTGTTTTATTTACAACTTTCCAATAAATATGAGTATCAGTTTCTTTTCTTATAATATAGCTACAGTCATAAACCTGCTTTCCATAAAACAACATGCGTTGTTTTTCTTCAGAATACTGCATTATTTCTTTATAGTTATTGTAACTGTAACCTCCATCTAAAATTTGAAGTTTTTCCATAGAATAATTTTTAAGTAAATAGTCACCGAGTGACAGAAATATATAGCTAAAGTCCAATTCAAATGCTAAGTCAAAGACCTTCTCTTCTACAAAGACAAATACAAATACCAAGTCTCAATGTTAGCCAATTGCATATATAATGCAGTAACCTGTCTAACGGTGAGTTCTATCTCAGTTTTTTATAGTTTGAAGAGAAGCGGTAAATTATTAGCAATAATTTTTCATTGTAAGTGGGTATCATCCACATGATTTTTTCTAAATTTCTGTCACTAGGTATAAAGAGTAAGAGAATCAGCTTGTGCTTATCTCTTACTCACCTAATTAGTTCACTATTTTTCAGGTGCAATGAACATGTCAATTACATGCTGAAATCTAGGATCAACATTGATTCTCAATGCTGCAGCAGATTTGATGTCTAACTCTCTTTGAGAATTAAACTCCATAGTAAGTCTCAGTATCTCACCATTGTAAGCATCCATTGCTAACTGATATTTCTCATGAGCTTCTTTCTCAAGCTTTAAGAATTCAGCAGCTCTGTCTGCATTAACTCTTTGGATTCTAGCATTCTCATCACTAACCAAGTTTTTAACTTTGGCTTTGAAGTAATTTACTTTCTGCTCATAGACTCTATGCAGCTCAGCAATGTCTTCATGAATACTCATTAACACAGGAGCTAAATGATGCTTAGTCACCTTCACTGGTGTCTTCTTACCTTGCTCAACTTCAAACCACTCTATAGAGGGAAGATTTGGTAATTCCTTTCTCAATTGAGTTAGTTTACCACTTTTATGGATAAATTGACCCAAGTGTGAAGCCATTGCTTCAGCTTGTAAGTATTCAGCATATAAAGAATCAGATAACTGAGACCAACCCCATGATTCATCAACACCATCTTCTATCTCATAGTCATCTACTAACTCTCTCTCAGGTTTAACTAAGTGAGATAAATCAGGTTGACTATACTTAAGTCTGGAAAGTTCAGCATCTTTGCTCTTGATTGATTCCATCAAGAAAGCCTGACAAGCATGCAAGTCACCCTTATTCTTCAATAAGTCAAGTATGTTATCTGGCATAGGCACTCCATCTTGTAATGAATATACCTGACCTTCAACTGTAATAGATTTACTACAGTTGTTGTAAGAATCCAATTCTCTTTGGATTTCTTGTGCATTTTGATTACAAAGATTACTAATACTTTGTGCTTGGGACATGCTCAACCCTTTGTTTGCTAAATTTCTCATTTGCTTTTTGTTTTAAATTGATTTTTGAATTAATTTTTAAGTAAATGAGCAGTTTATTGTCCTGCTCAGGACATCTAGTTAGAATGGGAGATCATAAAATTTATTATCCAATTCATCATCCCAATCTCTTCCTGCAAAAGAATGTATTTTCTTTCCCGGGAATAGTTTCTTTGCACACTCTATAGCAATAGCATCATCATATACTCCATAATCACCTGATTTGTAGTATAGAACAACATCATCTTCAAATACTTTGATCCAACCACCATTAATGGTATACCAATCTTTATGATAGTATATGTCACTGATATTACTATGATAATTATTTGCAAATCCATATGGATCCCAACATAGTCTATAAAGATTTTCTTCTGAATAATTCTCTTGAATAATGAACTTGATACCTTTTCTATTACTATAGTCAGAGAAATCAAGATTTTGAGAATATACTTCACGGGCAATCTTTTTCAACTTGTTTTTTGTTTCATCAAGTTCTTTACAGTTATCTGTGTACCATCTTTGATAATCTTCCTTGGTAGGTTCTTGTGACTCATAATCAGGATAATCATCTTCATCTTCTTCTTCAACAACAACAGGTTGTATAGATGAAGCTTTGATAGATTCTTTAATCATATCCATTCTTGCTACAAGAGATAGTATTTGATTTTCTTGCTCAACTTGAATTTTATATTTATCAGGTTGAACAACAGATAGAAATACATCCATCTGATCTTTAGTAACATTAAAGTTCCAATTACCACCGGCAAATGACTTGAAGTCACTAGTTGGTACTTGAAATATGTTATGCTTGGTAGAACAAGTAATTGTTTCTCTACCATAGGTCTCTACTTCATAAAGACCTTGTCTTGAATGTAAATGAATTTTCATTTTGAGTTTATTTTTAAGTGATTAATTAAGTTTCTATAAGTTGAGTACCCTCTGCACTCAGTTGTAATAGAACAGCAATTCCGCCTGTATAAGTGTCTGCTTTCAAGACATAAACTTGGTCAATTATCATAGGATGCATTATTTCCCTTGCCTGATAACATACTGAAGTCAACACTTTTTATTCTATTACAACTGCCTGACCTTGGGAATCAGGAATGGTGCATTATACTAGTCTTTAAGGGATATAGACCAAACCCTGTTCATTATGTACTCAGTTGAACTCTGGCCAGCAACTTACTGGATAGACACTCGGTTAAAGAAAGAGTGCCGATACTATGTAAAATGAGCAGTTTTAATTCATGCTCAGGAAAGTTCATTAGTATAAATGATCAAGATCAGGTTCTTTAGTGAACTTGATATCTGATTTATACTGTTTAAGTAACCACTGCTTATCTTTGAGTTCCATTTTATGAATCTCTCTAGTTTGATGAGGAGTTAGTTCTCTTCTGAATAGTTTTTCAGCTGTTTTAATCAACTCTTCAGTAATTTTAGTGTTAAAATGCATGTAAGTATCCACGTACTCTCTGTTTGCAATCATTGAATTTGAAATCATAACTTTTAATTTTTTTAATTTGAGGACTTGCCTGTGCTAGGTACACAGGACTTTAATCTTAAGTTAAATAATAATATTGATTGTGCTCAATATTTAAATAATAGACAAGAGTGTAACAATATCCTACATTGTTACTAGACCGCTGAGTCATCACTTGAATTAAACTGAATTCCACTTCAGTCAGCTGTATTCTCCCAAGTGGAATCTTGTGTAGGAGAATAGATAAATACAATCACATCAATAGACCAGTCACCTACCAGGGGCTCTGCTATTCTAATGAATGAAATAGTTTAAATTAAACTCACATAGCTTTATCAATACTATGTGTAAAATACCTGATTTTTAAGTCTGCACTAACTTTGGATTCATATCACTGCAAATGATATGTTAGCACTATATTCTCTTTGCAGGAGAAATATAGAACCCAATAGTAGCCCCACAGGTTTGTCACTGTTTGCTAACAGTAAAGAGGTACAGCATTATTGGTTAGCTGTACAAGTTGCGGAGAGGATTACTGCCTCACACAATTTAGTTGTTACATGTTTAATCTGTTCCTATCATTAGTTCAAGGATACTGATTAGTAATTATAGGTTATCAGCAGTGATAAGACTATCAAGGTCTGAGTATTTACCAGAATATACTTTTTTAGATTGAACTCCCTCAACCCATATACTATCTTCTGATACTTCCAAGTAATATTCTATGTCAATATTACCACCTACATCTTTGTAGGATTTTTCCGGAGACTTACTCTCTCTATCTAAAGAGAAAGCAAAAGATAATAGAACATTTATAAGAACAGTAGATATTGTTCCTATAAGAATGCCTATAACAAGTAAATCATAATCTCTTGTTTTCATATGTTGTATTTATTGGTTACTAGGTTTAGCTATATAAAATATATAATAATACTAAAGTATTATATAGTATATATGTTTTCTAGATAGATAGTATAGTATTGGTATGAGAGTGATACTCAATAACAATAACATACATAAGCTTAGATAAAATAAGCTTTGAAATTTACAAGTAATATACAATTACTATACTGCAGGTATCAAGCATTCCCGGGTGAGTATGCATGATGTGTAAATTATAGTGTGAATAATACTATAATGTAGAAATATGAAAGCTGAAAGTAGCAAGTAGCAAGTAGCCTGCTGCTTTATATTTTCTATGTAGAAAATTTTAATATATCAACTGTCAGGTTTGCAGTATTCCATTAGGAATACAAATGCAAATCAAGATAAGGGCTAGAAAAGAAAGGGAAATGTTTCAGGTATCAAAAAAAATAAAAGAGTAACCACGTTAGTGGCTACTCTTATTATTTTGCTATGGCTTCTTTGAAGCCTTAGCTGTGGATGCAACTTCTTGAAGTTCATCCATGTTTGCATCTTCTGATGCAGACTCTGCTGTGATGTTATCATCATCAGCATCATCTTCTTCATCTTCATCAAATATGTTTGATGCAGAGGAAGATACAGGGGCACTGCTTGCAGTCCACTTCTTAGCAAGTTCACTTGCTATGGCCTGACCTAAGTCAGCGCCTTGGCTCTTGGCAACAAGAGACTCAAATTGCAGTTCGGACTTGTCCAAAGTCCAAGAACCTGCATTGTCACCCATTTGTACTTGGTACAAAGGGTGCCAAATATTCTTGCCCGGCAACGGGTAAGAAGTGAAATAAAGTGGAACTTTATTTCCATTAGCATCTTTGATGGGTTTCCCATCAATGGTGCTTTTAAAGATAGGTTCTCTATCTTTAAAATTGTTGCTAATGAAATTAGACAACTCAGATGAAGTTCCGCGAACTTCATAGATGGCTAAGGCTCCGCCTTTGCCCATCTTAAGGAATTTTGCTGAAAGCATAAATTATAAATTAATTGGTTAACCAATTAAGTTAAGGGCTAGAAAAAGAAGGGAAAAATAAAGAAGGGTTATTTACCCTTCTTTATTGTTAGCTCACCATGGACTTTGACTGCATAGACAAAGGTCTTGGTGCCATTGCCATAAGTCTTAGACTTAAGGTCTACAAGGTAGGCCTTATTAGGCTTAAGGCTTTTGGCCTTGGATTTAGCTATCACAAAAGGCTTCATGCCGTTGGGATAGATGATCCAACTAGTTTTAGAATGAGGGTTAGATATAACCCGAATGATAATACTATTCATAAGATAAAATTTTATTTTATATTATGACAAGGGCTAGACCCTCCCTCTGTCATATGTCATGTGAAGCATGACTAGGACAGTAGCCATGACATGCATAGCATGGCATAGGCTAACAAAAACATTTTCTGCCAGGAAAATTTTTTTAGACAGATGGACAAATTCATTTGGACAGCTGGCTTGACCAGGGGGTACCCCTGCCGAGCGGAGAGGCCGGGGGGCCTTGTAGTGAGGACCCAACACCATCTCTAATATGTTATAAAAATTCTATAGGAAAATTTGAAATTTTAAAAAAAGTTTGTATGTTTGTATAGATTTATTAAGTATCATTACTTAAAAGTTTTACTTGTTCAAAAACCCTGGATATAAAAGTCCGGGGTTTTTTTTGTATATTATATATATATATTTGTAATTATGAAAAAGATTGACATGGGGGAGTATGTGCTCCTTGTTGGTAAAAATGCTACCGAGATATTTGATTATTATGATGTAGAAGAAATGCATGGGTTAAACCGTAAAGATGCTCAAGCAGAAGAAGTAGACAAAACTGTAGGTAATGGGGTTTATATTTATGGTTGGACCAACTATGATCCTAATGATAAGAAGCTTACAGCAAAAGCTCCGCATAAACCATTCTTGTTTTTGAACATGGGTCCCTTTGAAAAATATTCCTCTACAGAGAAAGCTACAGCTGTTATGCATGAAACTATGCACATGAGTATATTACTAAATAACTGGAACATAAAGGATAAGGAAGAAGAGGTAATTAGTTATGCAGAAGAACAAGCTAACAAAATTGTTGAGAAGTTAGGGTTTAATACTAAGGAAAAACCTAAGAAAGGGTTCTTTAAAAAATGAAAGTATTCTTTGATCATGTCTCTGGGTTTGGTAAGGTTAGTGACCTGGAGGTTATAGTTAACGGTGCCTATGGTATACTTGATCCTGATGAATCTACTACAGATGCATTACACCAAGGATGGATACCATGGGAGGATAAGTGGTATAATGAACGGAGCACCAGATTAAACCTAAGTATTTATAGGCCCACTAAGACTACAAAGAAATTATCTAAAAAAGTTACTGTTGCCATAGGAGATGTATTAGCACATCAAGAAACTTATACTGAGCTCTATGAAAAGTACTGTAATCACCATGGGTTTAAAAGAGATATTAAACTAGAGTCTTTTAAAGATTGCCAAGTTATAGAATACTGGACAGATCATCTGGTAGGTATTAGTTTGTATAGACAGTTTGAAACACAGTTTGTGGCATACCAGTTTATATGGGATTATCAGGATCCAAAACTTTCCCTGGGTACAGTTGCTCAATACTATGAATGTGAAACTGCCAAGATCTTAGGTTGCGAGTATGTATATTTATTAGGAGGCTATGAGTTATGCTGCCTCTATAAAGGAAGCTATTTGGGGTTTGAGTTTTGGACCGGTAAAGAATGGTCTACAGATATAGAGTTGTATAAAACACTGGTTGAAAGAGATGAGAAAATTAAAATTATAGGATATGATATATGAACCAACCAACAGAATGGAAGTTAACACACCAAAAGGACCCGGGGTTATCTGGCTAGTTACTGACTACGGGTATGAAACTGATACTATCTACACAGTTATTATCACAGCTACTGGAGAATTCTGGCAGTTTACCCATAAGGATATCAGGGCAAAGAATAATATTACTTTTGGTAGAGAAATAAAAAAAGGAATAGATCCAACTATTGGAAAATAATTATTATATTTGTACTGTTTTCGATTAATTACTTTCATTTACTTGTTTAAAATTAGCTAAGAGCCCTGGAAAAATTTTCCGGGGTTTTTAGTTTAAACAAAAAAAGTTTTTATATTTGTCCAACCAACAACACTGTATGATTTTTTCAATTCCCTTTAGATGACATGACACCACAGCAAAAACAGTTGTGGGAAAAAATAACTAATCAGGCTAGAGAATCTGGGATGGATAACCTGCATGCGCGGAAGTTGTATGATGAACTAAGTAAATTAATTAATATGTCAGATAAAGTTTTATTGTCAATCACAGAACAAGGTGAAGGATTAGAAGTAAGAATAGCAGATGCCGCTTATGGTAATCTAGCTGTAGTAGGTTTATTAGAAAAAATTAAACTGAATATCCTTGAAGGATTACCTGAAGAAAAAGAAGAAGTATTAACCAACACAAATCAAAAATATGATGCCTAATATTAAAGCACTAAGAGGAAAAAGAGTATTGATCACAATACCAGAACTTAAAAAAACAGCAGTAGAATTATCTGCAAAAGATGAGGATGCAAGAATGATGGAAGCTATGAAACAATGGCAGAAGTTAGAAGTGTATGCTATTGGAGATGAGATCACTGGTATTATGGAAGGAGATCATGTATATGTTCAAACATATGCTCTAGAATCAGGAGAGAAAATTGAAGTAGATGGTAAAATGAGAATCTTGGTTCCGGATACAGCAATAGCAATAGTATGGTAAGTTATGGAAAATAATTTATATAAAGCATGCACCCGTAGTGATAAACAATCTCCATATAAAGATATGGTAGATGGAGTTTATGGAAAGGACACCAACCTTTATAAACCAACTTGCCCTACAGCAGTAGAAGTAGACTGGCAGAAAAGAGTTGTAAACTTAGATAAAGGACCCCGGCCAGATTATTATGGCGGTAAAGATAATCCATATGAAGTATTCAACGTATTAGAAGCCTGGGACCTTGATGATGATTTCTACCTAGGTAACGTAATTAAGTATGTAGCAAGAGCCGGTAAGAAAAATATTTCTACAAAAAAAGAGGATTTACAAAAAGCTTTAGTATATTTACAAAGAAGAATTGATTCACTATGATGTTAAAAGGAATACTTTTTATTATTGGTCTTACCACTCTAGGCTTTTTATTTTTAATAAATAATGCTATGAGCAAACCTTTATATAATAAAATGCATAACGTGTGGGAAGAAGACCCTGAAGGAAAAAAATATGCTAACATGACATTAGTTGTAATGTTGTTTATTGCATTCTTTATGGGACTCATGTTTTGATACTTTTCTCTAATCAAACAAAAAGATCCTCAGAAATTTTTCTGGGGATTTTTTTTATTCAAAAATTTTTTGTATATTATAGTATATATTTGTAAAATTTTAATCATGGCAACATATCCAGAATTTAGAAGTCCACTAACACAAGTGTGGCAATACCTAGGTAGAAACCTACCGTATTTTAAGAAAGTATTGGGAATAGTAAGTAATCCAGTAGAAACTACTGGTTTTGATCCAGACTGTTCTTCTGCTTGTAATCTAATAAACAACTATACAACTACTATTGGAGGAATTCAGTATGATGTGTATAAACTTCAAGGAACTGTATTAATGCAAGATCCTGCATCAATATATATTAGATTATTAGGTTCAATAACTACATCATCTCCTACAGTAAATGTAGTTAAAAATTCAAGTAATGTAGTAGCCTTTGATAGTTTATTTGGTGAAACACATACTGCACTAGGAACAGATGCGTTAGTACAAGATGATTCTACAGGGGATGTGACAAATATAAATTTACTATTTATAAACAGAGACAATAATATTACAACTCCTGATGAACATTTCTTTTATGTAATTGGTGGAAATACAGTATCATTCAATGCAGTTGTAACTGTTGATATAGAGATTGCAGTAGAAAGAGGATCAACTGTAGTATACAGTACACTTTAATAATTTTAAAAAAATAGAAATCATGGAAGAAAAAAATACACTTTTTATATTAGTAGACCAATACGGAAATAGTTTAGAAAACTTTAAATTTCAAGGTAAGTTTACTTTTCTTTACAGCTATCCAAATAAAAAACCTGAGCCAGTACTTAGTCAGCCATTTAATAGTGGAATAGCTTATGGTGATTTACCAAAACCTGAGAAAGGTTTAGAATATACACAACTTATAATTGAATTTGAATCTGAGTTTTATTCAGCTCCTGGAAGATTACTTTTCAAAGGACAATATGAAGCTCCTCAAAAAATTGCAGTTGCTAAAAAAACATTAGATCCTCAACAAAAAAATGATATTCTTAAAAGAGCTAATGATAAACTTTCTCAAGCAGTTCAAGAAAGAGTTAATGATGGAATTATAGAATCATAATTATGGTAAAGTTTGTAGCAGTATCACCAGATCCATATCTTAAAAATGAGAATGATATGGCTCCTGCTAAGTTTGGGCATCTTAATGCACTCTTAGCAAATATAAGAAGAGAGTATACTAATAATGCAGCAGCTATTGCAGGTGGTCTTAAAGTTGGAGAACTATATAGTACACCTACAGGAGAAGTAAGAATTGTAAAATAAAGAAACATGTCAAATAGTATAGGAAATTTAAAAAATAGTGGGCTACAAGGAAATAACTTTCCTTGGCAACTTAAAATGCTTCAAGGTCAACAATGTGCTTGTGACTATCTTAAAGAAATTGATCTTAATACAGATCAGGTTGAACCATTGTTAACACAAATATTAACTGCTGTTCAAGATGGTACTGACTTTGAAGCAGCTTTAGTTGTAGATGCTAATGATGTTACATGGTTAGAAGTAAGAATATGGGATCCAACACCTGCTCCAGGAGCTTTTTTACCACCTGTATATTTTGCAGCAGGTTCTAATATTCCAGGTACTCCAGTACTTCCTATTACTTACATTAATCCAAATACATACTTAGCTCAGATTGTATCAAATACAACTGGTTTAGCTACAGAACTTACATTGACTGCTATTAACAATAAACTTGTAAATGGTAATGACATTGGTGATGTAACAGTAAATAATGGAGCTGGAGCGGCTGCAGTTAATATACAAGACGGTGGTAATAGTATTACAGTAGATGGTACAGTATCATTAAGTACTGCTACTCTTACTGCATTAGAAAATATTACTGTACAAAATGGTGCAGGAGCAGCAGCTGTGAATATTCAAGATGGTGGTAACTCTATTACTGTTGATGCAATTGATTTGGATATTAGACCATTAGTTTGTACTGACTCAGTATCAATTTGTGCTGATGGTACACCTGTAGGATCTGGAAATCCATTACCAGTTAGTGTTACAGAAACTAATGATAGTATTCAGATTTATGCTTCAGATAGTGTTAATAATGTACCTGTATTAGTTGGTCAACAGGATTGTAGTGACTCATTAGCTGTTACTTTATGTACTCAACAAGCTCAAGTTCAAATAACACCAAATATTCAAATTTCTGAAAATGACATAGCTACTATTACTGATCCTGTTTATTCTATATCTTTTGCAAATATTGGTACAGCAGATGCTTTAGTTTCATTTGATAGTGGACTTAATACAGTACCTCTTTCCCCAGGAGTAACAGTTAATATGGATGCAGGAGGTCTTGGTAATTTTTATGCATCAGCAACATTTGCATGGGATACACAATCTAACTTAGGATCTAAATTGGTTATTACATATAATACATAATGAGTACTCATATTGATATAGATAAGTATTCTTTAAATCCTTTAGGCTATACTAGGGGATTATTTGCTCAGACAGCAAACAGTACTCCTATTACTAATACAGATGTAGAGACATCATTAATAAATGGTGGTGTAGGTACATTAACTGTACCAGCTGATGGATTTAAAGTAGGTGATAGTTTTAGAGCTGTATTTGGTGGTGTAATGAATGCTAACAATAATCAAACTATTAGAATTAGAGTTAGAGCAGGATCCCTTTTACTTTTAGACAGTCTTGCACAGAATCTAGGAAGTAGTGTTATAAATGATGTCTGGTCTTTAAATATTGATTTTACTATAAGATCATTAGGGGGTCCCACTGTAGCATCTATAGTTTCACTAGGATCATTTCATTATACAAAAACTAACAATGCTTCTGTTCAAGGATTTGGATTTAATGTAGTTAATGATACAACATTTGATACAACCATTCCTAATGTATTGGATGTAACAGCTCAATGGGGAGTTGCTTCTACAGGAAACAATATTTATAGTGATATATTTATCTTAAATAAGACATTCTAATGGGAACAAATATAAATAGAAACTTACCTAGTAATGCATATGATGCAGCAACATCTGCTAATACACCATCTAATATAAATCCATATGCAACCATTGCAGACTTACCACTAACAACTTCAAGTGGTACTCAGTTATTAACTGGTGGTGCATCATGGTCTGGTACAGGAATGGTCTTTGATGTTACAGTTTTAACTTACCAAATTAGTGGTGTTAATTATTCATCTGCTGCAACTTCAGTAACTCTTTCTGTTGGAGATCCAAGTGATCCTAGATTTGATGCAATTGTAGTTGATGAATTTGGAGTAGTTACTGTTATTCCTGGAGTACCTTCAACAAATCCAATTACACCAACTATACCTGGAGATCAGGTATTAGTTCAGTATGTTCTTGTAAATGCTGGAGCTATAACACCTGCTATTACAGATCAATGGGTCTATAGAGAAAGTCAAGCTGGAGATTGGGTTGGAAGTACAACTGGAGCTGCACCTGCACCAACAGCAGTTTGGAATAGTCCAACACCAGCACCCTTTGCAGGTACAGCTTGTTTATTAGCAACTTATACTGCTTATTCAACAACAAGATTCATATTATTTACAGCACCTGCTCCAATAAGTAGAGCAACTTATGTTGGATTATCTTTAAGAGTTTACTTACCAGTAAATTTTGCTACATTAGATGGTGGTGCAGGAAGAAGACCTTTTATACAATTAAGAGGTGGTCCATCCCTTACAAGTTTAGGTACTAGATATTTAGATCAACATGGTCTAAATCCTACACTAGTAGGAGTGTGGCAGCAAGTAACTATACCTACAGCTCTTTTTACAGCTAATGTTGCAATTACAGATATAAGAGAACTTGACTTATTTTTAGTTAAAAATACAACTACACCAAATACTGCTGTTAATATTGCTTTTGATAACATTGTATTTCAATCTGGTTTTGGAACTGCATCTTCAATACCTACAATAGATATATTAGAACAATTTACTACAGTAGGTTCAACTTCAAAACTTAATTTTATTACTACACCAGGTATTAATGTGGATGTAACTAATAATATTTTTACAAACACTATTGATGTTACTCATACAAATACAGGAGTTGTTGATGTAAGTTATTTAACAGGACCAAGTATAACTTTAAATCAAAGTTATGCGGGACAAGTTTTACTTTTAGATCCTGCTGTAACAGATATTACTCTTCCTTTTAATGGTGCTGTTAATATTACTACAGGTTCAGTATTTAAAGTTTCAACAGAAGGACCTTCTTCTGTTCCTATTTTACCAGGAAGTGGTTCAGTAATAGTTAATTCATTATCTGGATTAAATTCTGTTGAAGCTCCATATGGAGTAGTCACAATAACAAAAGTAAGTACAAATGTATGGTTACTTGAAGGTAACTTAGTTTAAAAATATAAGTAAAAATACCTAGTAATCTATTGTAGTTTCATTTATTTTTAGTATATTATAATATATATTTATAACATAATAACAATGGAAACCTGGTTAATGACACTCATTCTTTTTATAGCTAGTTTAATTTTTGCTATATTTGGATACTTTTTAAAAATGATACATTCTGATGTTAGAAAAAATACAGAAGAACAAGGTAAATTAAAAGGTAAAATAGAACTAGTACAACAAGAAAGTCAAATAAAATATCAAGCATTACAAGAACTAACACAGCTTGAAATTAAAAACTTAGCAAAAAATGTCAGTGAATTATCAGATGCAGTAAAGTTATTCATAGTAAATAGTAGACATGACTAATATAAAAAAAAGATGGAATGCTCCAACTCCTAAGTTCTGGAAGAATGTACAGAAGATTGCTATTGCAGTAGGTGCAGCAGCAGGAGTAGTAATAGCAGCTCCAATTACATTACCTACAGCAGTAGTAACTGTAGCAGGATATTTAGTAACTGCAGGAACAGTAGCAGCTACACTATCTCAACTAACTGTTGTAGATAGTCCAGATCAAGAAATAGTAACCAATAAAAAAAAGAAAGATGGCAAAGAAAGCAAAAACACCAGTAGAAATTAATGCTGAAGTTAAAGTAAAAAAAACCAAAGTAAGTGTTAAGAAAAAAGACAAGAATTTAGAAGTAGTAATTGATACTCCTAAAACAGATGTGATTCTTACTTCTAATGAAGAAGAAAAAGAGTTTAAATTTGATGGAGAAAAACTAGATGTAACTGTTACTAAAACTAAAGAAGGTACTGAAGTAGTAGTAGATGCTAAAAATAATATACTCAAAAGATGGGGTACATTTATGGCAAATGCTGTGAAAAGAAAATTTAATAAATAGCAAGATGCAAGTATTAAAGAAAGGAAGTAAGGGTGAATCAGTAAAGACCTTACAAACATTCTTGAAGATTACTGTAGATGGAGACTTTGGTCCTAAAACAGATTCAGCTGTTAAGTCTTATCAAAAGAAAAATGGACTTGCCGTAGATGGTATAGTAGGTCCTAAGACTTGGGCCCACATGGGTATTCTTAATACTGATAATGCTGAGAATATAGAAGTAGTAAAAGCATTAGAGATTAAGAAACACTACATGATGCCAGGTACATACTTTCCTGGCCCGGTTCCTAAAGACTGGATATTCTTACATCATACTGCTGGAGGTCCTAATCCTTATCAAGTAGCAGACATGTGGGCTAGAGATGATAGAGGTAATGTAGCTACTGAATATATATTAGGAGGACAATCTGTAGATGGTAAATCTAAAACATATGATGGTGAAATGGTACAATGTTTCCCTGATGGTGGTTATGGATGGCACACAGGTACCGGTAACTCTCTAATGCATAGAAACTCTGTAGCTATTGAAGTATGTTGCATGGGTCAGATAGTAAATGGAAAGACTTATGTTAATACTGTAGCTGATCCTAGTCAAGTGATTAAGTTAGCTAAACCATTTAGAGGATTTCAGTTTTGGCATAACTATTCTGAAGCACAATTGGTAGCTCTTAAAAACTGGATACTCTTTATAGCAGATAAATATTCTATTGATCCTAGAGTAGGTTTAGTAGAATATGTAAAAGCAAAAGGAGCTGATGGATTTGATGTACTAGATCTTGATAGAGCAAACAAAACTCCAGGTATGTATTCTCATACTAATGTAATAAGAGGAAAAGTGGATATGTATCCACATCCTGATTTGATTGATATGTTATTATCTTTGTAATATGAAGTTTAGAAACAACTGGAAAAGCCACAAACCTAATTGGAAGACAATTACCATTAGAGCTAGAGTATCTATGCTTGATATGTTCTCTATAGAGATAGACCCAAATAGAAACTTCTACTCTTTTACCATATTAAACTTAACATTTAAAAATAGATAACTATGAAAAACGGATTAAAAGGAGTTACAGATGCTATGGTATTTTGTAAGTCAATGAAAAAAGGTGGCACTCCTCCAATGGTAAGATCAATGAAAACTTATGAACTTGGAGGCACTACAGATATGTCATCATCTGCCGATAGTGATTGTACTTATGAGATGGTAGGATATCCACCAAAAAAAGTAAAAAAATGTCCTGGTAATAAAATGTCAAGAAGAAAATATAATAGAAGTAGAAGAGTTCCAGGAATAAGAAACTAAAATAAAATTATACTACATATAGTAATCCAGGTATGTTCTATGCCTGGATTTTTTTGTTTAAATATTTGTAGTTTAAACTTTTTTAATATATTTGTCTAAACTTTAAAAATATAAAAATGGAAAATCAAGAAAACCAAAAGGGTTTTACACCTGAGGAAATGGAAGCAAAAAGAAAAGAAATGCTTAAATTTTACAAAGACTCACTACCTTATTTAGAAGCACAACTTCAATATGAAGAGATGCTTTTTAAAATTGATGAGGTTAGATTTAAAAGAACAGGTATTCAAGTGCAGTATGGTATGATGATGAATCAAGTTCAAAATGAAGAGAATAATGGTTTAATGGAAGATGATGAAAGAGAAGAAAATATTGAGCAATCAATTCCTGAACCAAGAACTACTGAAAGAAAATTAAAAAGAGAAGTGTAATGGCTTTAGTAAATCAAGTACAAAAAAGAGTAGTAATGTCTGTAAAAGACATTATTAAATATCAGATATTAACTCATTGCTATATTAACCGTATAGTAATGAGTGAGTCTGACTTACAATGCTTGACTTTGCTTAGTGAACTTGGACCTATTGAATTAACTGGATTTTGTTATGAAGCTTCAGAAGAACATTCTATTTTTAAATCAGAACAAACAGTAAGAAACTGTATAAATAAATGTGAGAAGAATGGATTAGTTTTAAAAGATTCAAAAAACAAAAAAATAATAATGATTAATCCAGTTTTAAAAATTCAAACAGAGGGTAGTATTTTGTTAGATTATAAATTTCTTGGTAAATGATACCAAAAAAGTCAAACTTACTCTATAGAGAATTAGCAGAGGAAATGAACATTCCTGTTGAACTTGTAGAAGATTTAATTCAAACTTTTTATAAAGAGATAAGAAGTAGTCTAACTAATTTAAAACATCCTCGGATAAATGTTGAAGGATTAGGTTTATTTGAAGCAAGACCAAGCATGGTTAAAAAATCTATTGATCGGTATAAAAAAGGATTAGTGTCACATGACACATCAACATTCAAAGCTTATTATAATAAGAAAATGCTTGAAGATAAAGTTGAAGCTCTTGAAAAGCTAAGTCAAAAAATAGATGAAGATGCTTTAGAAAAAGAAATTTTTAAAAAGAAAAAAGATGAAAAATACATTAAAACTAATTTGGCAGAACCGGAATCAGATAATTGAGGGTATAACAAATTCTGTTATTCGGGATGAAACTGTAGAAGAAATAGCAAGATTGAGATATTCTATCTGTGAAGAATGTCCAAGTAAAGGTAGAAAATGTGCTGTAAAAGGTACTGCTCCTTGTTGCAATGAATGTGGATGCTCACTTAATTTTAAAACCAGATCACTATCATCATCATGTCCACTAGATAAATGGGAAGCAATAGCTACTGAAGAAGAAGAAGATAAATTAGATAACCTTAAAGATTAATACTATGTACATAGATCCAAATAAATACCCTGCTGGAATGTTAGTTAATGACCCTAATAGAGTTATTAATGCTCAGCCAACACCTTATGGAACTTTAACTAATAATGGTAATTATAATACTACAGCATATGATCCAATTAGTGATATGAGTGCTGAGATTAAGAATTTGAAAACAACTCAAAAACTTATGTTGCTAAGAATACTTCATCTTGAGGGAAAATTTGATAAAGAAGAAGTAAGTAATCTAAGAAAGATGATAATGTCTGAAGATCAAGCATCTAGAACTTTAGCAGAATCTATTATTGAAACTGCATGAATTGGGTAGAACTAGAATCCTTGATGACTGATGGTATAGCTTCACAAGGAAGAAATATAAGTATAACAGTGGGTGCGGCAGGAGCAGATTATATTGCACATGCAATGGCAATGGAAAATGCTGTAGGATTTGTTGAGTGGATGGAAGAAAGGAAAAAGATTGAATCTGATACAGCAAAGAGTTTGATTGAAATGCTAAGATCACCAGATAAAGAAAATTTTAACATAGCAATACTTGCTATAGAACAATTAAAGAAATGATAAAATTTAATGCAGATAATCATAGTTATACCAGTATTGATGGAGAAGCTATTGATTGGATAAGTGTAACTACACTTGTTTCACATTTTAAGAAACCTTTTGATGCAAAGAAAGTTGCTGAAAGAGTTAGTAAAAGTAAAAGATCAAAATGGTATGGTATTGATCCAGTAATTATCCAACAAATCTGGACAAATGAAGCTGACAGATCTACTACACTAGGGACATGGTATCATAACCAAAGAGAAGATGATATCTGTTCTTTAGCATCAATGGAAAGAGAAGGTGTTACAGTACCTGTATTTAAACCAACTGAACTTAAAGAAGGTGACAAAATTGCACCATCACAAAAACTAGAACCAGGCGTGTATCCAGAACATATGGTTTATCTCAGATCAATAGGTATCTGTGGACAATCAGATTTAGTTGAAGTAGTCAATGGTAAAGTAAATATCATTGACTACAAGACTAATAAAAAAATTGATACAGAATCATATGTAGATTGGGAAGGTAAATCAGAAATGATGTTACCACCAGTAGATAATCTTGAAGATTGTAATTTTTATCACTATGCTTTACAATTGAGTGTTTATATGTACATTATATTGAAGCATAATCCTAAACTAAAACCGGGAAAAATATTTATTCATCATATAATCTTTCAAGTAGAAAGAGAAGATAACTGGGGCTATCCAATAACCAAGTTAGATGAAAATGGGGAACCTGTTGTAAAAGAAGTCATACCAATTGCAATACCATATTTAATAGATGAAGTACAAGCAATAATTCATTATCTTTATGATAACAAATCTAAAATTAAAAAGAAATAATGTTTACAAAACTATTTGATGTTCAGAATGGAGTAGTAATACCTACTGAACATTGTTATACATTAAAAGCTTTGAAAGATGTTATGGATGAATATCCAGAAGATTATTTAAAGATTTATCTTTATTTATTTTACATGGCATGTCCTAATCCGGACCTTAATCCTTTTTTCTTTACACCGGATGTAGACAAAGAACATATAATACTAGAACAGATTGATGCAGATTTTTCTACCGAGGATGAAACAATCTTTATAGCTTTACAGTTTTGTCAAAGAATGTATGAGACTCCTACATCAAGAGCATATAAAGGTATTGCTTCCATGTTAGATAGATTAGGAAGATATATGGAACATACACCAATTACCCATGGTAGGGATGGTAACTTTAATTCACTTATTGCTGCAGCTAAAAACTATGAGGCAATAAGACAATCATTTAAAGGTGCTTATAAGGATCTTCAAGAAGAACAATCAAGTAGAGTAAGAGGTGGCCAAGGATTAGCATATGACATGTAATGAGTGAAATTTATCAAGACATACCAACCTATGACAACGGAAACTGGACAACCACAAGTTTTAAATCCAGAGATGACTTCAGTGTATTCATCAGAGATTTATTTAAAGAACCTGGAAAATATAATTTTAATGAAACAACCAATAAAATATTTATTTCAGAGTCAGAAAAATTTAAAAAAGATGGAGTATATTGTACAGCTCCCTTTAAATCCAAAGACTTTATAAATTATTGGGATGAGCAAAAGATTAAATGCCGCAAAGGTATCATAGTTAAAGATGGTGATGATACATGGTTTCTTGCAAGAGAATACTATATGTGGTTAAACTTCCTACCTATCTTTGATAAGGAAGAACAAAAATTTGGTTTTGCTAAAATCAGAGATGCTCAGTATCACTTAGCTCTTTATGAACTTCTTGCAGAGCTAAACTATAAACATGCAGCCATTTTAAAGAAACGGCAGATAGCTTCTTCTTATTATCATATGGGTAAGTTTATAAATCAGCAATGGTTTGAGGCAGGGGTTACTTTAAAGATGGGAGCTAGTCTTAAAGATTATATCAATGAGAAAGGATCCTGGAAATTCTTACAAGAATATGCAGCATTCTTAAATGAGCATACAGCATGGTATAGACCTATGTCACCAGACAAAGTAATGATGTGGCAACAAAAGATCCAAGTAAGAAGAGGAGATAGAAATACAGAAGTTGGTCTCAAAGGTACAATACAAGGTATGTCATTTGAGAAAGATCCAACAAATGGTGTAGGGGGTCCGGTTAAATACTTCTTTCATGAGGAGGCCGGAATTGCTCCTAAGATGGATCAGACATATGAGTACATGCGCCCGGCCATGAGATCTGGTATGATCACAACAGGTATGTTTATAGCTGCAGGATCTGTAGGTGATTTATCACAATGTCTTCCTCTTAAGGATATGATCATGAATCCTACAGCTAAAGATATCTATGCAGTGGAAACTGATCTTATAGATGATAAAGGTACTGCAGGTTTATCAGGTTTATTTATTCCTGAACAATGGTCTATGCCGCCCTATATAGATGATTATGGTAATTCACTTGTAGAAGATGCATTAGAAGCATTAGAAAAACAATTTAAACAGTGGAAAGAAGAGTTAGCTCCAGAAGAGTATCAGCTCAGAATATCACAGCATCCAAGAAATATTAAAGAAGCATTTGCACACAGAACAGTATCTGTATTTCCTCCACATCTTCTTACTGCTCAAGAAAGAAGAATAGAAGATAAGGAGTATGGTTATGAATATTTAGATATATCTACTGATGCTGAAGGAAAACCAAGTTTTATTAAAAGTAATAAAAGGCCAATAATGGAATTTCCAATAAACAAAAAAACCGAAGATAAAACCGGTTGTATTGTGGTTTGGGAAAGACCAATAGATAATCCAGAATTTGGATATTATTATGCTTCTATTGACCCGGTAGGTGAAGGTAAAACTACAACTTCAGAATCTCTATGTTCTATCTACATAATGAAAGCACCTACTGAAGTTACTAAAGTTACAGGAACAGAAACAGAAACCTATGTAGAACAAGGTAAAATAGTAGCTGCTTGGTGTGGTAGATATGATGATATAAATCAAACACATAAACAACTAGAGTTCCTTATTGAAATTTATAATGCATGGACACTAGTAGAAAATAATATTTCTTTGTTTATCCAATATATGATCCAAAGAAGAAAACAAAAATATTTAGTACCCAAAAGTCAGATCATGTTCTTAAAAGATCTTGGATCTAATGCTAATGTATTTCAGGAATATGGTTGGAAAAATACAGGTACACTATTTAAAGCACATCTTCTTAGTTATGCTATAGAGTTTACTAAAGAAGAATTAGATCAAGAGTTAAAAACAGATGGTACAGTTGTAAGAACAACATATGGTATAGAAAGAATTCCAGATCCAATGTTGATCAAAGAAATGAGAGAATATTCACCAGGAGTCAATGTGGATAGATTAGTTTCTTTTGCTGCACTTGTAGCTTTTATGAAAATTCAACAGTCTAATAGAGGTTATAATAAAAGAACAATATTAGATGATGTAGCTAAAAACTTGCAAAAGTCAGAAAATTTGTTTAAATTAAATAAGAGTCTTTTCCGTAACATGGGTAAGGGTGCATCTTTTAATAATCAAAATTTTAAAAGATCACCTTTCAAAAATATTAAATAAAAGTTATGCAGGTATATAATGCAATGCAAATAAAAAAAGGGGCCAAAGTAGATCATAACCGTCTAGGTAGTGTGACACAGCCTCTACAGTTCATACCTAAAAAAGATAAGGATGATCAATGGGCAGCTTGGAATCTTGATTGGTTAGAATGGCAAGGATTAAAACAAATCCGTAGAAATGCTAGAAGACTAATGAAAAATTATAAACTAGCTAAAGGTATAATTGATAGAACAGATTATATAGTTGAAGAAGATAATGAGTATAGAGATATAATTGAACTTCTTACTAAAGAAGATTCTTCTGCCTTAGAATTAAAGTTTTATCCAATCATTCCAAATGTTATTAATGTTCTGGTAGCTGAATTTGCTAAAAGATCAACTAAATTAAGTTATAGAGCTGTTGATGATATTTCTTATAATGAAATGCTTGAACAAAAAAGAGCAATGATTGAAGAAACATTAATGTCAGATGCACAAACAAAAATTATATCCGCATTAATTCAACAAGGTTTAGATCCAAATTCACCAGAAGCACAAGAACAAATTGCTCCTGATAAAGTTAAATCATTACCTGAGATTGAAAAGTTTTTTCAAAAAGACTATAGATCAATAATTGAACAATGGGCTAGTCATCAACATAAAGTTGATGTTGAAAGATTTAAAATGGATGAACTTGAGGAAAGAGCATTTAGAGATATGCTTATTACTGATAGAGAGTTCTGGCATTTTAGAATGATGGAAGATGATTATGAAGTAGAACTTTGGAATCCGGTTCTTACATTTTATCATAAGTCACCAGATATAAGATATGTATCACAAGCTAACTGGGTAGGTAAAACTGAAATGTTTACTCCTTCAGATGTAATTGATAGATTTGGTTATTTAATGAGTGAAGATGAATTAGCCGCATTAGAAGCTATATATCCAATTAGATCTGCAGTTTATAATATAGGAGGTCTACAAAATGATGGTGCTTTCTATGATGGTACCAAACCTCATGACTGGAATACTAATATGCCATCACTTGCATATAGACAGTATACATCTTTTATGGCGGGTAATGTTCTTGATGGTTCTGATATTATTACTCAAATAATGTCTGAGGGAGAAGACTATTATGACCAGGGTACTGCTTATCTACTTAGAGTAACTCAAGCTTATTGGAAGTCACAGAAAAAAGTAGGTCATCTAACTAAAGTAACAGAAACAGGTGAAGTGTTAACTGAAATTATTAGTGAAGATTATACAGTTACAGATAAACCAATATATGATACTAGACTCTTTAAAAACAAGAGTAGAGATAATCTAATTTATGGAGAACATATAGATTGGATTTGGATTAATGAAACCTGGGGTGGAATTAAAATTGGACCTAATATTCCTTCATTCTGGGGTATGAATAATCCGGGTGGTTTTACACCTATTTATATTGGAGTGAATAGACATAATATAGGACCTGTTAAATTTCAGTTTAAAGGTGACAATAGTTTATATGGTTGTAAACTTCCAGTAGAAGGATCTGTTTTCTCAGATAGAAATACTAAGTCTACTGCACTTATTGACTTAATGAAACCATACCAGATTGGTTATAACATAGTTAATAATCAAATAGCAGATATCTTAGTAGATGAATTAGGTACTATCATCATGCTTGACCAGAATACTTTACCAAGACACTCATTAGGAGAAGATTGGGGTAAAGGTAATTTGGCTAAAGCTTATGTAGCAATGAAGAACTTCCAGATGCTTCCTCTAGATACATCTATCACAAATACAGAGAATGCATTAAACTTCCAACATTTCCAAAAACTAGATCTATCTCAGACAGAGAGATTAATGTCAAGGATACAGTTAGCTAACCACTTTAAGCAACAAGCTTATGAAGTAATAGGTGTTAGTCCCCAAAGAATGGGACAGCAGATAGCTCAAATGACTGCAACTGGAGTAGAACAAGCTACTGCAGCTTCATATGCACAAACAGAAACTTACTTCATGCAGCACTGTGATTACTTAATGCCAAGAGTTCACCAAATGAGAACTGACTTAGCACAGTATTATCATAGTACAAAACCATCAACAAGACTTACATATATTACTGAAGCTGATGAAAAAGTAACATTCCAAGTAGATGGCACTGATCTTTTAATGAGAGACTTAAATATATTCTGTAGTACAACTGCAAACCATAGAGCTGTTCTTGAACAACTTAAACAAATGGCTATGCAAAATAATACTACAGGTGCCTCTGTTTATGATCTTGGTAAAATTGTACAATCAGAATCAATTTCTGAACTTAATACAGTTCTTAAAATGTCTGAGAAAAGATTACAAGATCAGAAACAACAAGAAATGCAACAACAACAGCAAATGCAACAAGAACAGTTGGCTTCTCAAGAGAAACAAAAACAAATGGAAATTGATGCAGCTGCTGCTAGAGATGATAAGATGATTCAGAAAGATATTACTGTAGCTGAAATTAGAGCTGCTGGATATGGATCTATGGCTGATGTTAATCAAAATCAAGAATCTGACTTTAAAGATGCTATGAAAGAAATTAGAGAAACTGAACAGTATAGAGATCAAACTAATATCCAGAGACAAAAGCAAAGTGACAATATGGTAATGCATTCACAAAAAATGAGTATTGAACAACAAAAATTACAAGCACAACAAGATATTGCAAATAAACAGTTAGAAATAGCAAGAGTTAATAAAAATAAGTATGATTCTAAATCTTCTGATAAAAAGAAAAAATAGGTTTAGCTATATAGTGCAAAAAATTTTTTTTTAGCTTTTAAATTTTCCAAGTTTATTTTGTATATTAAAGTATAACATAAAACCAACAACATGGAAACAACCAACAACAAACCTGATGATCAGGTGCAAGATTCTACAACGGTAGAACAAGTAGATGTAGATATTGATTCTCTTTTTGGTGTACCTGGTGCTGAAAACATCATGTTACCAGATGATCAAAAAGAACCAGAAAAAAAATCTGTTTTTACTGCGGAGAAAACAGATATGACGTTCTTTGATAATCCTGCAACAACTGCTGAAGAAAAACAGGAAGCTGCAGAAAAGAAGATTGAAGTAGAAGAGACCATTAATGAACTTAATGAACTTATCTCTCAAGAAGAAGAAGCTGGTAATAAAGGAAGACCAAAGGTTGATAAATCTGGTCTTGCTGAACTTGCAAGTAAAATGATTGAGGAAGGAACTCTAATGCCTTTTGATGATGAGAAACCTTTAGAAGAATATACTACTAAAGATTTCAGAGAGTTATTTGAAGCTAACTTCCAAGATAGAGAAGCAAGAATTAGAGAGAATACTCCAAGAGAATTTTTCCAATCACTTCCTGAAGAACTACAATATGCTGCAAAATATGTAGCTGATGGAGGACAAGACCTTAAAGGTCTATTTAGAACTCTTGCACAGGTAGAAGAGATGAGAGAATTAGATCCCTCTAATGAGTATGATCAAGCTGAAATAGCAAGACAGTATTTATACGCAACTAACTTTGGAACTCCAGAAGAAATTGAAGAAGAAATTGAAGACTGGAACCAACTAGGTAGACTACAACAAAAGGCTCAACAGTTTAAACCAAAGTTAGATAAAATGCAAGAGAGTATAGTGAATAGACAACTTGCAGAACAAGAGTATAAAAAACAACAACAAGCTGAACAAGCTAGAGCTTATCAAGATAATGTTTATAATACACTTTCAGTTGGTGAATTAGGTGGTGTTAGACTAGATAGAAAAGTTCAAAGTGCATTATACTCTGGATTAGTGCAACCTAATTATCCTTCTATTTCAGGTAGACCTACAAACTTACTTGGACACTTGTTAGAGAAGTATCAGTTTGTAGAGCCAAGACATGATCTTATTGCTGAAGCTCTTTGGTTACTTTCTGATCCAGATGGATACAGATCTAAAATCAAAGATCAAGGTAGTAGACAAGCTGTAGAAAAAACAGTAAGGCAATTAAAAACTGAAGAAAGTAGAAAAAATACTTCTTCAAATGGTGTTGAACAAGAAGAAAGGCCAAAGCCTTATTCTAAAGCAACAAGAACAATCAGCCGTCAAAACAATATGTTTAAACGGTTTTAATTAGTAACAATTTAAAAACAAATAAAAAATGGCAACTCCAGTTTTAAACAATGGGATATTCCTCCGGGATACCGCTTATCAAGCAAGTTCTCATGTGGATTCTTACCACTTGGTGAACATGCTGAAGGATGCTGAGCCTATGGATTTAGGTCCAGTAGACCTTTGGGCTATGGCTCAAAAAGTAGAAATGCCTCTTTACCAAATGTCAAGCTTTGGTGGCAAAAATGTAATTCAAGTAGATAATGCTCGTGGAGAGTATAGATGGCAGACTCCTGTCTCTATTGATCTTCCTTACATTGTTGAAGACATTGAGCCAAACACTGCATTCAAAGGTACTGATGGTTCTACATTTAGAATTAAACTTAACAGACGTGAATTTGGACATGGTGATATCATCACTTATGACAAATACAACGGAGTTGAGATGTACATTACAGATGAAGATATTCTTCCATTAGGTGATGGTTATGTTTACACAGTTCAATTGGTAAACAATGATAACTTCAAATATTTGGATAACAAGTACTTAACTAATGGTACTAAAGTTTTCCGTAAAGGTTCTGCTAGAGGAGAATATGGTGAAAGATTTTCTGACATCACAACAAGAACTTCATTCCGTGAGTTCTACAACTTTGTTGGTGGTGCTGAAGCTCATGTTCACTATTCTATCTCATCTCGTGCTGACTTGATGATTAAAGGTGGAATGAATGCAGATGGTACAGTTCCTGTAACTGAGATCTGGAGAACATTTGACAAGTCTATTCAAGATCCTTCTGTAGCTTCATTAGAAGATATGATTAAGGTAATGGGTAAAGACAAAGTTAAAAGAGCATTTGATAATGGTGATTTATCAAGAACTTTCTTAACTCAAATGGAAGCAGCTCACCTTTCTAAAATTGCAACTGACATTGAGACTTATTTAATGTGGGGACAAGGAGGTAGAGTACGTCAAGATGGTCCAGATGATATTAGATTATCTGTGGGTCTTTGGAGACAGTTAGATAACTCATTCAAAAGAGTATACAACAAAAATAACTTTACATTGGATTTATTCCGTGGAGAGATCTACAACTTCTTCAATGGTAAAGTTGAATTCCAAGGTCCAGATCCAAAACGTAGCTTAGTTGTACAAACAGGTATGGGTGGAATGAGAATGGTAAATGAAGCTATCAAAAGAGAAGCTGTTGCTTCTGGTCTATTGATTCAGGCTGCTGATATCGGTGCAATCACTGGTAAAGGTATGGACTTGAACTTTGGATTTGCTTACACTTCATATGTAATTCCTTTCTTGGCAAATGTTAAGTTTGTATTGAACCCTGCATTTGACAACATCCATACAAATGATATTGAGAACCCAATCATTGATGGTTTCCCATTATCTTCTTACTCATTCATTATTTTTGATATCACTGACAATACAAATGACAACATCTTCTTGTTGAAATTGTCTTGGGATAATCAATTGAAATGGTGGTATCAAAATGGTACTATGGACTACATGGGACGTACACAAGGATTCCAGTCTTCTGGACAATTCAATGGGTACCGAGTTATGATGTCTCAAACCATGCCAGCTATCTGGGTTAAGGATCCAACTAAAGTCCTTAAGATTGTTATGAGAAACCCTGTTACAGGAGGATCATTCTAATCTACTCTATATAAAAAACAGGGAGGGGGTAACTCCTCCCTTTTTACTTAAGATTTAATAACCAACAAATAAAAACCAACAAAATGGAAACAACAGATTTTACAATGGTTGAAGTAGGAGTAGGCAGCATCAAAAAAACATCAATTGCTGTTAGACCTTACTTTGACAAACAAGCTACTAACATGGGGTTAGAAGAATATGGTATGAGTCTTTTTGACGGAGTAACTCATAATGAGCAACTTGCTTGTTTAGAGAATAATGGTGTCATAAGATATATCACAGGATTAAATGAATTTGCTCCTGAAATTAAACTTTTAGATCCAGAACTTAAAGAAGCAAGAATAAGAGAAATTAGAACTTCAATTGCTGAATTAGAAAAAGAGTTAGCTGCAAATATTATTGATGTTGATGATAAAGATTTTTGGAACAAAGTAAAATTACTTAAACCTGACAATTCAGAATTTTGGAATAAAATAGAAATGTCATGTGGTAATGAACCAGTATATCTTGATCCTCTTAAACCATTTGATAGAATTAAACTTCATGCTATTGAAGCAGGAGGATTTGCAATGATATCAAAAAGTTATGATGATGCAAGATCTAAAGCTGTTCCACCTAAATTTTATTTAGATAAAGAAGAAGAAACTGTAATGGTAAGAACTGAATACAAAAAAATCAGAAACAAAGCTTACTCAGAATTACAAAAATTATATGATAAAAACAGTACTAAATTATTTTACATTGCTAAAGTAGTTGATGCAAACTCTACACAGTATAGAAAATCAACACCATTGGATGTTATCTATGAAAATATGGATAGATATATTTCAGGAGATGGTGCTGAATCTAACAAAGAAAGAGCAGCAAAAACATTTATTGATGCAGTTAATTTAGATATGGAAACACTAAAAATTAAATCAATTGTACGTGATTCCAGTTTTTTTAAGTATATTATTAATAAGCCTGATGGATATATCTACCATGCTAAGTCAAATAGCTTACTAGGTAGAAATGTATCTGATGTTATAGAACACTTAAAAAATCCTTTACATGAGGATCTTTTAAAGGATCTTAACCAAGCTTGTGAGAAATATTGGAACACTTAAATTAAAAATAAAATGGCAACTAAAATGAAAAAGTATAATAATGGTGGTGCTGCTAATTCACAACTACGTCCTGTTGATGACAAGACAACTAAGCAGGCTTCTAAGTATAGAATAGGTGGTGCTATTAAAAAGAAAAAGTATGGTGTAGGCGGACCAACAACTAAATCTAATTCTACACCTATGGAACAAAGTTCTGAACCTAATACACCTCCTATAGGATCTAATAAACTTACAGGAAATCCTAGGTTTAAAACAGGTGGTATGGTTAATACTAATGCTAAATTAGTAGCAGATAAAACTCCTGGATCTAAAGGTGTTAAATCTGGTGTTAATTCAAAAATTAAAGCTTCTACTAAAGCAAAAGGTAAAACTGGTGGTACTAACAAATCAGTAGCTAAACCTAAAAAAGGATAATGCCAAAAGATGCATGTTATCATAGAGTAAAAGCACAGTATGCTGTGTTTCCTTCAGCAAGGGCTTCTCAAGCTATTGCAAAATGTAGGAAAGGATCAGGTACTGTGAGAAAAACTAAAGAGGGTTCAAACCTCAAAAGATGGCAAGCAGAAAAGTGGCAAGATACTAAATCAGGAAAACCTTGTGGTGCCGGTGGTAAAAATGAATACTGCCGGCCTACAAAAAGAGTATCAAAGGATACTCCTAAAACAAAGTATGAACTAACTCCTTCTAAACTAGCTGCTAAGAAAGCTGAGAAGTCTAGAGTAGGTATGGGAAGAAGAGTTAAAAAAGCATAGTTATGGCAATAAAAAAATCAACTACTAAAAAAGCAAGTGTTAGTAAAACATCAGCACCAATTAAAGTTTCTCAATCAGCAAAGGCAGAAATGAGAAAATGGGAAATTGAATCTGACTTGAATACATTAAAAAGAGCAGATGATATTAGAAAGGATGCTAAAAGAATGAGAGATATACAAAATCTTGCTAAAGAACAAATGAATGTTTTAAAAAACTTTAGTAAGTAATTATGGCAAGAGTAACTGCCGGTGGTGAAAAGCACAAGATTTACAAAAAGACCAATAAAATTGGTGAAGGTAAACCTGGTGATATAATGGTTAATCATCCTACAAAAGATAAAGGAATTTGGGATACAATTAATCTTACCAAGAAAGCAGGAGCAAAAACTGTAAAGCAAGGAGTAGCAGCAACTAAAAAATGGCATAAAGAAAATCCATATCCTAAAAAGAAAAAAGATGGCAAAGTCTCCAGCATGGCAAAGAAAAGAAGGTAAGAATCCAGAAGGAGGTCTTAATGCTAAAGGAGTGGCAAGTTATAGAGCAGCTAATCCTGGTAGTAAACTTAAGACAGCTGTAACTACAAAACCTTCTAAACTTGATCCAGATAGTAAGTCTGCTAAAAGAAGAAAATCTTTTTGTGCTAGGATGAGTGGGATGAAGAAAAAACTAACAAGCTCTAAGACAGCTAATGATCCTGATTCAAGGATTAATAAGTCTTTAAGAAAATGGAACTGTTAATTTATATATTATGAAAACAACAAATAAAAAAACTGTTAAGTCAGTTGCAAAAATGAAAGAAGGTGGTGCAAAAAAATGTCCACCTGGATATTGTCCTGCTGGTGGGGCAGGTGCAGGTGGTGGTTGTGTATATTGTGGTGGTGCAAAATGGGCTGGAAGAATTCTTACTGCAGGTTTAACTGCTTTAGGTAATAAGGTATTTAAAGATGCATCAAAAAGTTCTGCAGAAAAAGCTGCTGCTAAAGAAGCTGCTAAAGCAGAACAGAATACACCTGCCGCAAAATTTACAAAAGGTCTTGAGAATAAATTAAAAACTCAAAAAAGAGGTGGTAGTGTAAAATCTAAAAAGAAATAATTATGAAAAAGTTAGGTTGCGCTAAATGTGGTGGTGCCATGAAAAAAATGAAAAATGGTGGACAAACTATTGTTGGTATGCCTGGATATAATGCTACTACTAATCCAATACAAATGAAAGAAGGTGGAGCTAAACCAAGTATGGTAGAAGCAGTAAAAACTGGATGCCCTCCTGGATTAGCAAGATTGTCTAATGGTAAATGTGGTCAAAGACCTTTATACGGAGGATAGTCATGGCAACTAAAAAGAAACCTTCAGCTGGACTAACAAAAAAAGAAAAGTCATCAGTTGCTAAAAAAGCAAGAGCTGGAAAAGATATTGGTAAGAAAGGTAAAAGTTTTGCTGATGTAGCTGCTGCTGCAGGTGGTGGTGAAAAAGGTAAAAGAATTGCTGCCGCTGCAATGTGGAAAAATATTAAAAGAGGATAAAATGAAAAAAAGTAACACATCAAAAAGTACTACTAAAAATGCTAAATTAGCTGCAGTAGCACCTCCTAAAAATAAAATTACAAGAGCTGATGTTCTTACAAGAATTCTTAAAAAGAAAAAAAAATAAGAGATGCTTAATAGTACTATCACTATAAAGATAAAACAAAGACTTAATAAGCTTGACAGTCAAGATTATGATAATATAACTTGCTGGCAAATTGTTGAGGCTTTTAATAAAGCTCAGGTTG